GCAATTGTGAGGAAAGAGAAAAGAACCCTCCTTTCTGGAAAAAAACATTCAAGGGTAGTGATGAATCGGTAGCCCTCGAAATTTTCGCTCAGAAAAAAAAGATGGAATCTATGAGGGCTGAAATGAAGGAAATTATAACCTGGCATTACGGCAAAAGTGGCTACGAAGAATTGCTGCAAATAGAGGCGCAAATGAGAAGAAAACGAAAAGACGAAGTATATAAAAAACAACAACAAATTGATAATTTGATAAATTTTGCAATAGGCACAGTAATTTTTGGAATAGGCGCAGCTGTTTTGTTTGGAATTTTTTATCTTTGGGGAAGCAGACAAGGGCGCTGGTGATGTGGGTTTTACTTTGGGTGCAATTATCGACAGCTGATTTTGAGCATTATCATATCGGAAGCTACACCAAACAGGAGGTCTGCGAGATCGCCAAAGAGGAAGCAAAAGTTTTAGTCACAAGCGATAAAGCAAAAGTCGTTTGCATAAAAATAGAGTTGTAACGCCGAGGAAAGCTAATGAACGAATACGACTTCAACAGAAACGGGAAGATTGACCCAGACGAGCGTGAAATAATGATGGAAGATCGTCTTCGACGCATGTTAGATTCTGATGCTAAAAGAGACACGCAACGCAGACTAGTCGTTGGTTTTGCAGTCGGTCAGTTAGCCTATCCACTTATTATCTTACTAGCGTCTTGGGCTGGGCTCGATAAAGCAGCACAACTTATAACAGATATAGCCAGTGTTTTCATTTTGGCTGCATCTGGCGTTGTCGCTGCGTACTTTGGTTTTAATGCAATGGAGGCTAAAAATGCTACAAGCACTGATCGCACCAGTAGCTGAATTGGCTGGGGGCTGGCTTAATGCCAAAACCCAAGCGCAAGCTGCTAATGCCAAGCTAAAATTAACAGAGGCGGAAGCGAAAGCGAAGATTTTGCTCTCGAAAGAAACATCGACGGCAGATTGGGAAAAAATAATGGCGCAAGGTACGCAAAACTCTCTCAAGGACGAGTTTGTGACCGTAATTGTGCTTATTCCAGTAATCTTATGTTTTATTCCAGGTTTGGAAGAAACGGTTAAAAACGGTTTTACCCGTCTTTCTGAGTTGCCGGAGTGGTATACCTGGCTGGTCTTCACGGTATGTAGCGCCGCCATAGGAATACGCGGCGGCAAACATCTATTTGGTAAGAAATAATGGCAGATTTAAAAGTACCCTTGGCGCTTGTGATAGCAATGGTCGTTCAGATTGTGGCTGGTACGTTTTGGGTAAGTAAACAAGCACACCGAATATTGCATTTAGAGAGCCAAGTTGCTGAAAACAACGAATGGATCGACCAGCTTTATGCAGACACCGAAAACTTAATAAAGTTTGCCACCTTTACGGAAAATCGTTGGGCGGCTGCTTACGAAGAATTTGGCTACACCCGAACGTGGGGAACAAAACAAGTGGAGACAGAATAATGGAAAAAAATTGGGATATGTTTTTTGATATGTTGATGGTTCACGAAGGAGCTTTCCAAGACGACCAAAGGGATTCTGGAAATTCTCAAGGCGATGGACATGGCAATGAGGGCTCTACTATGTGGGGCGTTACTGCTTGGAATTGGGCTAAATATACAGACAAGCCAGCACCCAAAGATGTGATGAAAGCCCTAACGAAAGAAGATGTTAAGCCTTTTGTCAAAACACAATACTGGGATAATGTGCGCGCAGATCAACTACCAAATGGTTTAGATATTTGTGTTGCGGATATGGCTTATAATGCCGGAGGTCGTAGAAGTGTAAAGATATTGCAACGTGCGGTTTCGGCAAACCCAGATGGTTTAATAGGTAGTAAGACAATTGCCGCTTGCCATGATCTAACTCCTAAAGACGCACTTGATAAATACCATCACGGCAGACAGCAATACTACGAGTCTCTTGATGATTTTAAAATTTACGGAAAGGGTTGGTCTAGGCGTAATAAAGAAACGCTGGAATTGGCGTTAGGATTATTAAATGAGTAACGCCAAGGTACTTAATGAGCTTGAGAATAAGATTGCTGCTGCAAAGCGGCAAAAGAGAGCTATTGAGTGCCGCACAAGCTTTATCGATTTTGTTAAATACACCATGCCAGATGCAGATGATCCAGAAAACATTGACGAAAGTATGTTTAAGGACGCAAAGCACCATCGAGCGTTGGCAAAGGTTCTTGAGAAGGTAGAAAAGGGGCATATTCCACGATTAATAGTTTCGATGCCGCCCAGACACGGTAAGTCTGAACTAATATCGCGTCGATTTGTGCCTTGGTTGCAGGGTCGAGATCCTTATCGAAACGTAATTTTTGCCACATATAACGAAGATTTTGCAAAAGATTTTGGTGCAGATGTGCGTAATATAATGATGCTGCCACAGTATAAACACGTTTTCCCGAGCTTTGGATTGCGAAAAGGTGGTGCAAGTAAATCGAGAATACAAACTGGATCTGGCGGTATGTCAGTATTTGTTGGGCGAGGGGGATCTATCACTGGTCGAGGTGGTGACTTTGTTATTCTCGATGATCCAATCAAAGATAGTATCGAGGCAAACAGCCCGACGTTGCGAGAACAGTTATGGCAATGGTTTACCCAGGTGCTTATGACCCGTCTTATGACTGCATCAGCATCGATTGTTATTGTGCAAACACGTTGGCATGAGGATGATTTAATCGGTAGACTAACTGACCCCACTAATCCGCATTACAGTCCAGAAGAAGCATCGAAGTGGAAGATTATTAATTTACCAGCATTAGCGGAAGAAGACGATCCATTGGGTCGAGAGGTTGGCGAATTATTATGGCCGGATCGATTTGATATGGAGTTTATGGAAGCCCAGAGGCGTCTGGACTCTCGAGGGTTTAGCGCATTGTATCAAGGTCGTCCTACACCCGAAGATGGTGATTTGTTTCGCAGAGAAAATATAAAATATTATAATCGCAAAGATGCACCAAAAGATTTAAGGATATATGCGGCCAGCGATCATGCGGTTGGTGTCGATAGAACCAGAAACGACGCAACGTGCTTGCTGATAGTAGGCGTAGATCAGAACGACGATATATATTTGCTCGATACTTGGTGGGAGAAGCAGCCCACCGATAAAGTAGTTGATGCCATGCTGGGATTAATAAAGAAATGGAAGCCTCTTATCTGGTGGGCAGAAAAAGGTCATATTTCTAAAGCTATTGGCCCGTTTTTGCGTAAGCGTATGGCAGAAGAACGAATATATTGTCGTATCGAGGAAGTAACGCCAGTAGCCAATAAAGTTCAAAGAGCGCAATCGATCTTAGGTCGCATGGCAATGAACAAGGTACTTTTCCCAAAGCAGTCAGTTTGGACACAAAAAGCCACCGACGAGATATTAAAGTTTCCCAATGGTCGCCATGATGACTTTGTAGATACCCTTGCGTGGATAGGTATGGGATTGGCTCGACTTACTACCCCTGGTGGTGGTATAGTTAAAACAACTAATAGGCCAAAGGTCGGCACTCTTGCTTGGGTTAAGTGGGATGCCGCGCATCGTCGAAAGCAAGAATTTGAGAATATAAGAACGGGTGGTTGGTAAATGCACGAAGAAATGACGATAGATACGGCAGACGTAGACAAGCCAGAACCAACAGAACGTCGTAAGGCGCTAGTAAATCAATGGCTGGCAAAAATTAAACACGCCAAAGAATTTCATAAAAAATCGTTTACAACCATGAAGCGCGATATGGATGCTGCATTAAATGGTTTTGAAGACACGAAATGGTCTGAAGAAAATTATGTCGCTAATATTTTACAACGTCATGTGCAACAAAGAACAGCACAACTGTATGCTAAAAACCCCAAGGCGGTAGCTAAAAGACGAAATAGAATGAGTTACCAGTTTTGGGATGGTGAGGCTGATACTCTTGCACAAGCGTTTATGACTTCCGAGCAAGCTGCTAATACTGGGTTGCCTGTTCCGCCAGCGGCATCAAATATTATTCAAGATTACATGGCTGGTAAAACTCAAAACAAAATGCTGGATAATGTTGCTAAAACATTAGAAAATCTTTTTGATTATTACATGAAGGAACAACAGCCAGCGTTTAAATCGCAGATGAAAGCATTAGTGCGCCGTGTCGTCACTACTGGTGTTGGTTTTGTAAAAGTTGGGTTTCAACGTGACATTGATCGAGCGCCAGAGGTTGCTGCCAAGATTGCAGATGTCCAAGCGCAGTTAGACTTTATGCGTCGCGTTGCTGAAGAAGCGGCCAAAGATAAAATAAAAAAAGACGATCCGCAAATAGAAGAGCTTATGTTGTCGCTGCAAGCGTTACTTGAAGAACCAATGGTTACAATCCGTGAAGGGCTTGTGTTTGACTTCCCAGAAGCAAATTCCATTATTATCGATCCTAGATGCCGTCAGCTGCGTGGCTTTGTTGGGTGTGAATGGGTAGCCCATGAGCTATACCTCACGCCGGATGAAATAAAAGAAATATACGACGTTGACCTAAAAAATTCATATAAAACGTATGACATGAAGGGTCGGCTTATTGGTCATGGTGATGCTAATAAGTTATCAACTTCTTACGATGGTATTTCTGGCGAAGGTGCGCCGCAAGGATTAGCACAAGTTTACGAAGTATACGATAGAAAGACGGGTGTGCAGTATGTGGTTGCAGATG